GTCCAACCTAATCCTTCTGGGCAACATCCGGGGCAGGTTTGAATATCCTGAACTACGTAGAATAGCCCAAGACTTATATCAGGAGTATAGACCTGATGTTTGTATTATTGAGAAAAAGGCTTCAGGACAATCCCTTATACAGGATATGAGAAGGGCAGGTCTACCTGTACTGGATTATCTACCTGACCGTGACAAGGTAGCTCGTGTGTATGCATCTACTCCCATGATGGAATCAGGCCGTGTGTGGCTACCAAAGGATAAGCAGTTCGCAGATGACTTATTTGAAGAGTGTATGTCATTCCCTAATGGCGCACACGATGACCAGGTTGACTGCATGACAATGGCTATTCATTACATGAAAGACAGTTGGAACTTGTTACATCCAGAAGATCCTAACTGGGAAGACGATGTAAACCCACGAAAGCAAAAGAGGGTTGCATACTGGAGAACTTGAGGGTATAATATAAAAATTGATTAATACTAATTTACAAGGACACGTAAATAATGGCAACAGAAAAGAACCCTTATGAGGTTGATGCACCAGTTAGCAATGTCATTGCACTGGATGTTGAACGAGATCCCACAGACAATGTAAGTATAGAACTAGATCCAGAGACAGGCGAAGTAGAAGTAGACTTTGGACCTGTAGAGATTGAGATTGACGAAGACGGTATTGCCGTAATGGAAAAAGGCGGCTTCTATGAAAACCTTGTTGACACTCTGGAAGAAGACGAACTACTAGACATTGGTAATCAAGTACGTGAAAAGTTTGAAGCAGATAGAGATTCTCGTTCTGAATGGGAGTCTATGTTTGAGCGTGGCTTTGATCTGCTTGGCTTAAAGCTTGAAGAAACAACTGAGCCATTTGAAGGTGCAGCAACTGCAGTGCATCCGTTGCTTATTGAATCTGCAGTAAAGTTTCAGTCAAGAGCTTCCCAAGAATTGTTCCCAGCCGCTGGTCCTGTCAAGACACAGGTACTAGGCGATGCTACAGAAGATAAACAACGTCAGGCATCTCGTGTTCAGAACTTTATGAACTATCAGTTAACTGAACAGATGCCAGAATATTTCGATGAATTTGAGAGGATGCTATTCCATCTTCCACTCATAGGTTCTGCGTTTAAGAAGATTTACTATGACGCAGCAGAAGAACGTCCTGTTAGTGAGTTTGTTCCCATAGATCAATTCTACGTGTCCTACTATGCCACAGACTTACGCAGGGCTGACAGGTATACCCATGTAATCTACCGCAGTCCACACGAACTGTATCGTCAGATCGAAGCAGGCATGTACGCCGAAATAGATCTGCCAGAAGCTAAACAACCAGAACAGTCTGCTCTTACTGAAAAGATGGACACAGTTCTTGGCTTGTCACCTTCGGGCGATGACGATCCTCAGTATGTGTTGCTTGAGCAGCACTGCTATCTGGACATTGAAGATCATGGGTATGCCTGTCCTTACATTGTAACTGTAGAAGAACAGTCAGGAATGGTATTGTCTATTCGCCGTAACTGGAATGAAGATGACAAGACAAAGAAAAAGAAAATGTTCTTTACACATTATCGCTTTGTACCTGGGTTTGGTTTCTACGGTCTAGGACTTATCCACTTCCTTGGCAACCTTACTATGTCTGCAACTGCAGCTATGCGTAACCTTATTGACGCTGGACAGTTTGCAAACCTTCCGGGCGGCTTTAAGGCAAAGGGTGTACGTATTGTAGGTGATAATGATCCAGTGGCTCCAGGTGAGTTTAAGGAAGTAGAAGCAACTGGCATGGATCTTACCAAGTCAATTGTGCCTCTGCCGTATAAAGAACCATCAAATACATTACTACAAATGCTACAGTTTATTTCAGTAGCAGGTCAAAAGTTTGCTGATACTACTGAGCAAGTAATTACTGATGGGGCTAACTATGGTCCTGTAGGTACAACTATGGCATTGCTTGAAGCTTCTAGCAAGTTCTTCAGTGCAATCCATAAGCGTCTACACAAGTCACAGAAAGACGAATTTAAAATCCTTGCTCGTTTGAATTATGAGTTCTTGCCTAATAAGTATCCATATGACGTTCCAGGTATTACAGAGAATGTATTTAGACGTGATTTCGATGGGCGGGTTGATGTTGTCCCGGTCAGTGATCCAAACATTCCATCATCCGCACATCGTCTTATGATGACACAGATGGCTATGCAGTTGGCTCAAACGGCTCCTCCAGGAATGTACAACATGGAAGAACTTAACCGTACACTATTACATGCGGCTAATATTCCTAACATTGATAAGATCCTTCCAAGTAAACTGGCAGCGCAACCTCTAGACCCTGTGTCAGACATTGAAGCCGCTGTAAAAGGTTTGCCTATTAAATCATTTGCTGGTCAAAACCATGACGCACATATTAAGATTAAGACTATGTACATGCAAGATCCAATGAACGGTGGTAATCCTATGATGCAACGTATTGCTCCTGTCCTTCAGGCAAACATTCAAGAGCATATGATTATGAAGTATCAGGAACAGGTACAAGGTGTAACACGTGGTATGATGGCAGAAGCACCACAAGGTGATCCTAATGCAGAGAACCCACAGGTAATTGAAATGGTAATGGCTCAAGCTGCACAACAAGTTATGCAAGCTAACCAAGCCGCTGCACAAGGTGGACCTTCACCTGAACAGGCAATGGTTCAAATGGAAGCACAACGTCTTGAGATTGAAAAACAAAAGGTACAAGCCCAGCTTGCTAAAGAAGCTGTCGAAGGCGCACTCAAGCAACGTGACCTTGATCTTAAAGAACAGAAGCTTTCCCTTGATGCCTATAAGATTGGTGCAGAGAATACTTTGAAAGCTGATGAAAAAGAAGCTGATCGTAATAACAAACGTACTATCGAAGCACTCAAGATGATTACTGATCTTATTAAAACTCAAGAACAGTTAGATCAAAATGAAGCTATGAAAGGAATTGATGTTCTTACTAAGGTATTGATGGAAGGAGCAAAAGAAGGTGGCTCTCAGTAAAATACTTAAAGAACTTGTAAAGGGTTCTGCTAAACAAGCTCCTAAAAAAGCTGCACCTAAAGTTGCACAAGGTGACTTATTTGAATCTATGGCTAAGTCACCTGAAGCTGCTCAACAAGAACTCAAGCGTATTATGTACACTAACCAAGAACGTACAGGTACAATCGGTGGTGAGTTTAGACCTATTGAAGGTTTTGATCCTGAACTTAAACGTCCTATCATTGGGGATGACATATCAAACCTTAATAGTTCTTATATTGAAGTAGAATCTCCTGCGGGTGCTATGCTTCGTAGAGAAGCTAAAATGATGGTAGATCCTAATCTTGCACCTGATATTCCTGTAGGTAATCCTGTCAAAGGTTCCAGAACTGTTAAGGCAAACTTAATTGATCGTAAAGGTAAGTGGAGTTGGTTAGAAGCTCCCGAAGGTTATGAAGATAACGGTTTTCTTGTGGCTTTACAAGGCGGTAAAAACTTTACACCTAATGGTGCGGATCATGCATATACATTAAAAACAGTGTATGAAAAGGGTGGTAAAATGTCTACCTACGATACACGTGCTAAGAAATACCAAGGCATGGATATTGACGAAGCTATTGAATCGGCTACGCAAACAGGTAATAAAAAAGAAATACGTAAAGCAAAGGGAGATAATCCTAGAGGCAGACCTACAACAGTAGGCATTCCTGAGTTTGGTCCTGTAGTAGGAACAATCAAGATGGCTAAGAAAACACACCCTGTATATGAATATGTTGTTATGCGGGCAGAAGGTGGTTCTGTAGGTCGTGTAGAACGTAACCCTTATGGTGATTACCAAAGGTTAATATAATGGCTCTCAGTAAACTTTTAAAACTAGCAATGAAGGGATCTACCAAAACTAAAAAGGTTCCTAAAAAAGCTTTAGATATTCCACCAGGTATAAAAGAAAAACTTGCTAAAGAACTTCCTTTAGAAGAAAACACATTACAAAGAGAGTTTCTTGAAGAACGTACTATTCAAGGAATACCTATGGAAGATATTCGTAAAGGTGGTTTACCAGATATCGCCGCTAACTTGCCTGGTTATTCCGAACAACCAGCATTACTAAGACCTAAAAGAAATAGTGAACTTGCAGGTTTTAATCCATATATAGATGAATTTAATAATGGTCTGTCTCCATTTGTTAGTTTAGATAGTATTAAAGCTATCCGAAAAGCAGGCGCAGATATTAGTCCTACAGAAGTTAAAAAGTATATAGAACTTCAAAAAAAGTACAGACCAGGTTATAATAAAAACCCAGACATTAAAAGAGAAGGTGACAGGGTTATTAGCGTAACATATGAAATTGAAGATGGCTTAACTCAATTAGAAAAAGCACAACTTGCTAAAATAAATTCTAAAATGATTGAGGTTGACAAACCTATAAAAGACAGGGCTGCTCTTGTACGTATGGCAAATCAAACAGATCAAGATATATTCATTGATGCTAAAGGAATGCAAACACTTGCTGACGATGGTTTTTTTGATAACTTTAATATAGAAGATTATATTAAATCACAGATGGATATAAGAAACCAAGCTATTTTAGATTTAGAAGAAATAGGCTATGTAAAACCTACTACAGATTTTATTCAACGTGCAGAGCCTGGGTTAATGGAAATGCCTACGCCAGCTAATGAAAGAAAACGTGGAGGCTCTGTAATAGAACGTAACCCTTATGGTTCAGATTACCAGAAACTAATATAATGATTTATGAAGAAATGTACAGAACACTGACAAAAGAAATTGAATCAGTGAAAAAAACGCTTGCATCTGGTGGTGCTTCAGATTATCATAGCTATACAAATCTAGTTGGGCGTATTCAAGGACTTGAACATGCCTTAGTAGAAATTAAAAGTATAGTTAATAAAATGATCTATGAAGACGAAGAGGAGTAAAGATGCAAACTGTAGCTATGGAAAAAGCAATGCTGAACGATCAATGGATCTCTGAAGCCGAAACACCAGACCCAAAAGTCCTTCCGCATATCCCAGGTTATCATATTCTTGTAAGACCTGTATCCGTAAAGAAACAAACAAAAGGTGGTATTCTGTTACCAGATTCTACCGTCAATGATATTTCCATCCTTACAACGGTTGGTAAAGTTCTAGCAATTGGTGATACAGCTTATGAAGATGACAAGAAATTTCCAAAAGGTCCTTGGTGTTCTGTTGGAGATTATGTCTGTTATGGAAAACATACAGGCCAGAAGTTTTTTTATAAGGGAGTAAGATTGCTTTTAATGTTTGATGACCAAGTTTCTATGGTTATTAAAGATCCAAAAGAACTTGATCCAACCTTTAATCTATCAAATTAACCCACTAGCTATTGTATAACATACTTAGTTAGTGTATTATAACAATTAAGCGTAATTCGTCAGTGATCGCATCTGACGTTAAAAGGAGAATTATATGTCTGATGATTGGGCAACGGTAAACCCTCAAGCCGAAAAAGAGGAAGAAAAAGTAGAATTTGAAATTGAAAACGAACAGCCACAACTAGATCTTGGAGATGCGGAAGATGTTCAGCAAAAAAACCAAGAGCAAGGGGCGGCAGAAGAAACTGAAGAAAAAGAATCTGGCGCACAGAAACGTATTCGCCAACTTGTTCGACAGCGTAAAGAGCGTGAAGCACAGATTGCTGAATTGCAGTCTCGTCAAGAAGCTCTTGAAACTAAACTAAAAGAACGAGAAACAGAATACGCTAATAGTATCAAGAACAATCTTGATAACAATGAGCGTTCGATTGCCGATAAGTTAGAGATGTCTAAGGGTGCTTATCGTCAAGCCGTTGAAAGCGGAGATGCCGACCGAATGTTGGCTGCACAGGAAGCTATGACTATTGCTCAAACAGAAGCTATGCAGCTTCGGCAAAGTCAACACGCTTATCAAAAGTACCAAGAGGAACTTGCGAATAGCCGTGAAGCAGCACCTGCACAGCCTACAGCGGAGAATTACGATCCCAAAGCAATTGCATGGGCTGGTAAAAATCCTTGGTTTGGACAGGACAATATTCTTACTCAGGCTGCGCTTCAGATTGATGCCAGCATGAAGGATGAGGGTTATGACCCATCAGACGAAGAGTATTATGAAGAAATTGACAAACGACTTTCAAGTGCGTTTCCTTCTAGGTTTAATGCAGAAGAGAAAGTCGAAACACGGAATGAAGCACCGAGCAAAGCTTCTCAAGTTGTAGCAGGAGCGTCACGCACTCCCAATCCTAGCTCTGGTCGCAAGGTTAAGTTATCTCAAGAAGATGTACGGCTTGCAGAGAAATGGGGGATACCACTTGAACAGTATGCCGCCGAAAAGCTTAAAGTAGAAAAAGCAGACGGTGAATACACCAGTATCAACAATCAGCGTGGAGGTTATTAACATGGCACGAACAACAGTATCACGTAGTGAAGAGTCTCGTGAACTCAATTCTAGAGAACAAGACTATGAATATAGGGAACCTAACCTTCTCGATATTCCTGAATCAGTTGAGTATCGTTTTCTTGACCAAGGCTTAAAGCTGCGGTGGATTCGTATCTTAACAAAAAATCAGGATGATTATCGAAACGTAGGCAAACGACAGGCTGACGGTTGGGAATTTGTTTCTGTAGATGAGGTTCCAGAGATGGTTCATTCTTCTTTCGTGAGAGAAGAGGGGCGGTATCAAGGCACGGTCTGTCGTGGAGATCTAGCACTGGCAAAGATGCCTTTGCGTAAAGCCGAAAGCCGTAAGGCATATTACCAGAATCAAAGTAAGGAAATGGTTGACGCAGTTAACGCACAGCTAATGAATTCCAGCGATTCACGTATGCCAATTCGTAACAATAGTAAAACACAAATTACTAGAGGTCGGCCTTCAAAGTTTCAAGACTAATCTTGAACAGGGTCGGTAACTAGTAG